GTTAACAAGATTTTTCGTTGTCTGGATTTTCTTCTTCACAAAAGCCACTGGGTTCATGAAAATTTAAAGGGAGTAGTGTGAACCTCCCCTCATCCCCACACTGGGATTCTTCACGAAGGTACAAAGCCTTGATTTGTTCATCCGTCCTTTCCATGCCACATATTTGGTCATAAGTCACACCCTTTGCAACTTCTCCGACTTTGAGGTCATGGCGGTATCCAGCATGGAGATAATGAATATAACCTCGCAATGCTCGTCGAATGTCCACATTCCAGAAAGCATCAACTATTAGTGCGCGTGCCCGCATGAGATGCCAACGCACATCGTCCACAGTTGAACCTTCCATCAGGGAGTTCATGGTCTTATAGTACTCTGAAACTGGGACCCAACAGGATCCATGCTCCAGAAAACCATTAGCCAGGAAAGTAAGTTTAACCAGGGGTTGGAATTCCCACTGATCATTTTCTGCTTTTATTTCAATGATTGGTGCTAGTATTTCTGCTACATCACGAGGTGCAAAGAACTTTTGTGCCCGTAACGAAGCAGTGTATGTGTTATCATCCCCATACAAGGCCGCTTCCACCTCCGACATAAACACTTCATAGTGCTCCATTTCCTCTGGGCACGATTCAATCCAAGCATAAGCAAAAAGCTTGAATAAGTGAATAGTGTTATCATTGACTGTGTTTGATGATCCTGATGGACCACCTGTGTCTTTCATTACAAGATCGCCATTGCACATGACAATCAGGGTATCGACAATTGAGCGATACAAGTTGCGTAACTGATTGGCCTGTTTCGGACCATAGTTCGCATAGCGAATGCGCATTTCACAAATTTCAAACAGGCTCCTCCTGAAAAAACTCGCATCATATTGACTACCATCCAGACTTGCACCCAAGGGATGGCGCAACAAGCGCTTTGCTAATTTGTCCCAACCACGGTTGTATTTGGACATGCCAACACAGCTCCAAATTCCTTGTTCCCTGCCGGCAGCATAGAAACGTTGGTTCGCATCAAGACACAACCTGTTAAGGTTAGCGCTGTGTTCGATTGATGATGCTGTGAAGGTACGCAATTTGTTGAGTTTTGCTTTCTCAACAGGTCTCATTTCTGCTTTAACACTTGACGTCCAGAAGAAATCATATTGGGGCTCCAACTCCCATACTGACATTTCTTCGTACACTTTCTCAATGTACTCATACACTTCCGGATTCTCCGTCAAGAGCTCTGT